GGCTGGGATCACCCGCCCACCTCCTGCGTCGTGCTGCTCCGGCCCTCTTCCTACAAGTCCACCATGATCCAGATGGTGGGCCGGGGCCTGCGCACAGTGAACCCCGAGGAATACCCCGGCGTCGTCAAGACCGACTGCATCATCCTCGACTTCGGGACCTCCAGCCTGATGCACGGCTCGCTCGAGCAGGATGTCGATCTCGATGGCCGCCTGGTGACGGGGGATGCTCCCACCAAGACCTGTCCGGCCTGCGAGGCTCAGGTTCCAGCCGCCGTCATGGAATGCCCGCTGTGCGGCCATGTCTGGGAGAGCGGGCTTGGAGCCGGTGCGCCCCAGCCGCTCGACCAATTCGTGATGACGGAAATCGACCTCCTGGCGCGCTCCAGCTTCGAGTGGATCGACGTCAATGGCGACGGCTCCGCCATGATGGCCAGCGGCTTCACCGCCTGGGCCGGGGTCTTCAACCAGGACGGTCGTTTCTATGCCGTGGGCGGTGCGAAGAACAGGCCTGCCGTCCTCCTGGGTGTCGGCGAGAACATCGTCTGCCTCGCCGCCGCCGATGACTGGCTCAACACCAACGAGTCGGATGAGTCGGCGCACAAGACCAAGGCCTGGCTCCGTCAGCCTCCGACCGAGCGCCAGTTCGTCTACCTGCCTCCGGCCTGCCGGATGGACTACAGCCTCACCCGTTACCAGGCCTCCGCCATGCTGAGCCTGAAGTTCAACCTCCATGCCATTCGCAGCCGCATCGCGGAAGCGAAGGGCGCCAGCCTCGCGGCGGCCGCGTGATGGGGAAGCTTCATGTCACATGCATCACCCGTCACCGCCCGCGAGCGCCTCGTGCGCTGGCAGCCACGCTTCGAACTCTGTGCCGTCTGCCGCAGCCCCACGCATGGTTTCGGCTGGCAGGAGCCGCAGCGGGTACGGAATCCGCGACCGTCTGCATGGTTCTGCTCGATGGCCTGCCAGACCTTCTTCTGGGAACGCGCCCGGAGGTCCTTTGCCATGGTTGATCTGACCGACGAGGAAAAATCCGCCCTGCGTCACGCCATGCAGATGGCCGCCGAAGTGATGGAGGAGATCGGGTGGAACACCCGGCTCTCCGATCTCTCCGAGCAGCAGGTTTTCACCCTCATGGAGGTCGCCGTCGGCGGCTTCCAGGACGCCATGCGCGACATCGCCGCCGCCAACAAGCAATCACCGGAGGTACCGTTCTGATGCTGGACTACAATCGCACACGCAGCTTTGCGGACATGCTCAACGATGTCGTTGATGCCGCGCTGATGGAGGAGAATGCCGCTCGTCCTCGCCGCGAGTATCTTGGCGGTTCGCGCGTCGGCCATGCCTGTGAGCGAGCCCTGCAGTTCGAGTTCGCCGGCGCGCCGAAGGATGAGGGCGCCGACTTCCCCGGCCGCACGCTCCGAATCTTCGGCATCGGCCATGCGCTCGAGGACCTGGCTATCCGCTGGCTCCGCGCCGCGGGTATCGATCTCTACACGCGCAAGGGCAATGACCCGGACGGTCAGCAGTTCGGGTTCTCGGTCGCGGGAGGCCGCATCCGCGGCCATGCCGACGGAATCATCGCCGGTGCTCCCGAGGCGCTGAAGCTTGGCGTTCCCGCCCTGTGGGAATGCAAGACCATGAACGCGAAGAACTGGCGGGAAACGGTAAAGTCTGGTGTTGCTGTGGCGAAGCCCATCTACGCCGCCCAGATTGCTCTCTATCAGGCCTACATGGACGCAAGCATTCCAGGGCTCGCGCAAAACCCTGCGCTGTTCACCGCCATCAACAAGGATACCGCCGAGCTGCATCACGAGCTGGTGCCGTTCAATGCCGAGCTGGCCCAGCGGATGAGCGACCGAGCCGTGCGCATTCTTCGCGCCACCGATGCAGGCGAGTTGTTGCCGCGTCTCGCGCGAGAACGGGACCATTTCGAGTGCCGCATGTGTGCCTATGCCAACCGCTGCTGGAGCCTCGCCCAATGACTGACCATAACGATGATACGCCGCCCGTAACAAGCGAAGGCGAGAAGCCCACCGGAGAAGTCATCCACTTCAATCCGTGGCGCGACTTCAACGACGCGCCGCTGCAGGAGGACCCGTTCGGCATCGAGCCGGATGCGGAACAGCTCGTCATATTCCTCGATGTGGTGTTCGGCTATTGCGAAGGTCTGATCCCTGTTCGCGGCTTCGTGGACAAGGGGCAGGGCCGGGACGGCAAGCCCAACAACATCTGGATCGACGCGGACGCCTCTGCCTTCGACAAGCTGAAGACCTTCGCCACCTGGGCGTGGCGTGAGGGTGCGGCCCTCTATGTCATCCCCGGCACCGTGGCCACCCAGGGGCAGGCGCGCGCCCATGAAGTGATCCAGATGCAGGCGATCGTGGTGGACCTCGACGCCGGGGACATCATCGCCAAGCTGAGCCATCTGGTCCACTATCTCGGCAGGCCCACCCTGCTGGTGGAGAGCGGCGGCCGCACGCCCGAGGGCGGCCTCAAGCTTCATGTCTGGTGGAAACTGACCGAGGCCGCCACCGGCGATGACCTCGCCACGCTGTGCCGCCTGCGCGGCGACATCGCCATGAAGGTGGGTGGCGATACCCACTTCCGCTCGGCCCACCAGCCGATCCGCGTCGCTGGCTCCGTCTATCACAAGGGCGGCTTCCAGCGGCTCGTGCAGATCCGCGAGCATAATGCAGTCGAAGTGGACCTGTCCGACTTCAGCGAGCGCGTCTCCGCAATGCCCTTCATTCCCGGCATGGGTGCCGAGCCGCCGCCGGAAGGCCATGCCAAGCCGTCCATCGATGCCATCCTCACCACGCCCGTGCACGAGGGCGGCCAGGACGCATGGACCCGTTTCGAGGGCGCCAGCGCCGCCATCGGTCATTACGTGCGGCTGGTGCATGAGGGAAAGCTAAGCCCGAATGATGGCTGGGAAGCCATCTGCCAGTACAACGCCGCCATGCTGCGGCCAGCTTGGCCTGTCGAACGCCTGAAGCAGGAGGCCGAGCGCATCTGGGCGCTGCATGTGAAGAAGAATGGCCCTGCGCTTTTGCGCAACGAGGCGGACGCTGAGCAGGAGGCCCAGCCGCTGCCGGTCTTCTCCTTTGGCCAGTTGCTCGACGACCGCTCGCCCATGCCGCCGGACATCATTGCGCCGCGCGTCCTGACGCCGGGCGGGCTGCTGGTCCTGGGCGGAGCCCCCAAGGTCGGCAAGAGCGACTTTCTCATCAGCCTGCTCGCGCACATGGCGGCCGGCGTGCCGTTCCTCGGCTTCACGCCGCCGCAGGCCCTGCGCGTCTTCTACCTGCAGGCCGAGATCCAGTACCATTATCTCCGCGAGCGGATGCAACAGATCAGGCTGGATGGGGCGGTGAGCGCCGGGGCGCGCGACAATCTCTTCGCCACGCCAAAGCTCCGCATGATCCTCGATGACAAGGGCCTCGCCCTGGTGGTGGAGGCCGTGCGGGTCCGGTTCCCCGACGCGCCGCCTGACATCATCTGCCTCGACCCGATCCGCAACCTGTTTGACGGCGGGGAGGAGGGCGGCGGCGAGAACGACAACAACGCCATGATGTTCTTCCTGACCGAGCGTGTCGAGCGCCTGCGCGAGGCCGTGGCGCCCGATTGTGGTGTCATCCTTGCCCACCACACGAAGAAGATGAACCGCAAGGCCGTGACCGAGGATCCCTTCCAGGCGCTGTCCGGGGCCAGTGCGCTCCGTGGCTTTTACACCTCGGGTCTGCTGATGCACCGCCCCGACGAGGACAGCACCATGCGCCGGCTGGAAATCGAACTCCGCAACGGCCCGGCGCTGCAGCCCAAGCTCATCGACAAGGAGAACGGTCGGTGGGTCGAGCTCAATCCGATGAACGAGCGTCTGGTGCGAAAGGACATCGGAGCGAAGCATGACGCGGAGCGTGAGCGCAAGGGCGGGGTGATCGTGGACATGATCGCGGCCCAGGCTGCGCAGGGAAGGATGTTCACCCTCAGCCAGTTCGCGGCAAAGTTCGAGAACAAGGGAAGCCTGGGTGGCGAGACCAGTATCCGCAACCGGATCCATGTTCTTGCCACGAAGGGCCACATCAAGTTCGTTCGCGGTGACGCCGCGCTGGACCTCGGCCTGCCCAAGGCAAGCATGAAGTACGGCTACCTCTGTGTGAAGGACATGGTCTTTCGCACCGCCAGCGAGACGCTGGATCCGGACACCGGCGAAATAGAGCCCGTCATCGTCAAGGTGCTGCCGACCGATTTCATGTGCCCCCAGACCGGTGCGCTGCTGAGCGTCGAGAACCCCGATGTCTGGGTCGATCAGTAGGAGGTTTGAACATGCTCTTGGATACCGAATGGACCACGCAGCAAACGCAACCGCACGAACCGCAACGACCGCAACTTTTCAGTTTGCGCTTTTGCGTTTCCCAAAAGATCAGCAAGATCAATGGGTTATGCGGACCGCAAAAGCGCAACTTGTTCAGCATGCTGAGCAAATCTGCGGTTTGCTATTCGCCCAATGAAATCAACTACTTGAACAAAGCGCAAAAGCGCAAAATTTCCCCCCTTACGGGTAGGTGCCACCCGCTGAAGCCGGGTGTGGCACCTAACCCGGAGCCTATCTGGTGGGACGATGGATAACTGATCCCATTGCCCATCAAGTCAGACGGACGGCAGCCAGTACCGCCAAGCACGAGGCTGCCGCCGTCCTCCACCACGACAACCGACCTCAGTGAAGGAGACCATCATGGTACCCGCGACTCTGCCTGTGCCCGCGGCAAAGGCAACCCCGACGATTCCATCCATCCTCGCCCTGGACCTCGGCACCACGACCGGCTGGGCCATCCGCAACAGCCGCTGTCGCATCGTCCACGGCACGGCCGAATTCCGGCCCAGCCGCTACGAAGGTGGCGGCATGCGCTACCTGCGCTTCGGCAAGTGGCTCGACCAGACGCTGGAGATCGCCGGCGGCATCGATGCCGTCTACTACGAGGCCGTGCGGCGGCATCTTGGCACCGACGCCTCACACGTTTTTGGAGGACTGCTTGCGACGCTCACTGCGTGGTGCGAGCAGAACGGTATCCCCTACAGCGGCGTGCCGGTGGGCACGTGGAAAAGACATACCTGCGGAAAGGGCAATGCTGACAAGCAGGCGGTCATTGCCGCCATGCGCGCGCGCGGCTTCGAGCCTGCCGACGACAACGAGGCCGACGCCATCGCCATCCTGCTCTGGGCCATCGAGACCAATGGGGGCCTGGCATGAGCACTCCAGCGGAGAAGTTCCTCAAGCATGTCGCCAATGTGATTGCGGAGCGCAGTACCCAATACGGCGATGCCAGCAGCAACATGGCGGCCATCGCGTCGCGGTGGTCGGCGACGCTGGAAAGGGAAATCACCCCAGCGCAAGTGGTCCTGTGCCTGCTTGATCTGAAGCTGGCGCGCCTCGCTCACGACCCTGCCCACGAAGACTCGGCGGTGGATGTCTGCGGCTATGCCGCCTTGCTGCGCGAACTGGTCGAATCCTCGAACACGGAAGGACGCTGAACCATGGCCCCCGGACGCAAACGCAAACCCGGCAAGCGCTACGCCTGTGGCAAGCGCACCAGACAGGAAACGGAAAGGGACGCTATGAGCGTAGCGATTGACGCCCGCCGCCGACACTTCGGTGTGACGGCGAAGCAGGCGAAGGACGAAAGGCTCGGCACCGCGCTGGGACGTCTCGCCTTCCGCGAGCTGATCAGCGAGCCCCAGTACCAGGCTGGCGTGGCGTTCGCTGAACTCTATCAGCAGCACCATGCGGTGTTCGGTTTGCCAT